CGGAGTCCGACAAGACTTATCGCTTCAGAGACAACAATGATAACTGGAAGTCTGTGCGTGTCTGGTGTGTACCGGAGATGCATCGCGGCGAGGTTGACCTGCCCGACGTAACTTTTGAGCCAGAGGATCCACCGTTTTGACAGACCAGCATGAAACCATCCTTGGGCCGCCGGGCACGGGCAAGACCCAGACCAACTCCAATAAGATACGTGAGTGTATTGAACAGGGTATTCCACCAGACCGCATCGCCTGTGTTTCGTTTACACGTAAGGCAGCGAAGGAAAGTCGGGAGCGTGTGTGCCGAGATTGGGGAATCGACGAGCGGGACATGCCTTACTTCCAGACGCTTCACTCCATGGCTTTCCGGGCTGGGGGCTATAGCTCAGACGAAGTTATTGGTCCTGCGGAGATGCGGGAGATTGGCGAAGCTGTTGGGATACCTTTTGGAAACAAGGGGCGGTCTGACATTGAAACCGACTTTGACACTGTAGGGGTGTCCAAGGGCGACTTTTACATGAGCCAGTACCACCTGTCTCGGAGTAAGGGCTTGAGCCTTGAGGAGATGCACAGGCAGTTGGGGGATTACAGTATCGATTGGTCTGAACTCAAACGTTTGGTATCGGCCTATGAGGATTACAAAGGGGTTCGCAAGAAGATCGACTTCACGGACATGATATCAAATTTTGTTAGATCAGCAGATGGACCGGACATAGACGCGCTGTTTGTAGATGAAGCGCAGGATCTGTCCACCCTTCAATGGTCCATGGTCGATGTACTGCGGAAGAAGCCTCGCATACAGGTGTTCACGGGCGATGATGACCAAGCCATTATGGGATTCCAGGGGGCGGATGTTGGAGCGTTTTTAAACGCGACAGAGAAGAAAACGGTTCTTGAGCAATCTTATCGCCTATCCAAGACAACGTGGCAGGAAGCACAGAACATCGTCTGTCGGATTGAGGGCAGGGCGCCGAAGACTTGGCGACCCAAGGATGAAGAAGGCAGCGTCCACGTTCACCAGAGCATTTGGGATGTACCGTTTCATGAGGGGGAGTGGTGCGTCATGGCGCGGACAAATAGGATTGCTTCCCAATATGCCCAAGCTTTGCGTGACGATGGTTGGGTCTATAGCCGGAACGGTCACCCCAGTATTCCGGTCAAAACATACGAAGCACTTCACGATTGGGAGCAATGGGCCAAAGGAGAGCCGCTGACGCCCACCAAGATAAGAAACGTCTACACCTTCATGGAACTGGAGAAAGGCTACTCACGGGGCTTCGGAGCGCGTTCCAAGGCCCTTTTGGGGCTGGATCCGGACGCCATGATCAGTATGTCGGAGGCTCAAGACGGCATGGGGCTGCTTCTGGATGGTTCTGTCCGGTGGCATCGAGCGTTGGGTAAGATTGACCTAGACACAAAAAACTACGTTCTCAATGCGTTGAAGCGCAAAGACAACGTGCGTAATCCGCGAATAAAGGTTAGTACTATACACTCAATGAAGGGCGGAGAGGCCGACAACGTTTTGGTCATTCCGGACTTGTCTTATGCGGCTCACAAGGAATACCAAAGGGATCCGGCGACTGAACACAGAGTGTACTATGTCGCTGTCACGAGGACTAAGAAGGCGCTGCATATAATGCTGCCGGAAACGAATCGGTATTACGACCTATGAAACCAGACGAGACATTAAAAACAGCAGCGTCACTGGTAAGCGGAGATCGCGCCAAGCAATATGGCGACTACACCATTATGCATCAAAGGGCGGCAGACCTCTGGAGCGCATACTTAAAAGTCGAGGTTAAGCCACAAGACGTTGCCCTTTGCATGGCATTGTTAAAGGTGGCAAGGAACGAGATGGGTCAGGTCAAGCCGGATAACGGCATTGACGCTTCTGCTTACATGGCCTTGTGGGCAGCAATGATGGAAAACAAAGATGCGTGAGGACTTGTTTGACGAGAAGGTCTGGTTCCCTCCGGAACATCTACCGGACCTGTCCGGCGAAAAGCTTATCGCCATAGACACTGAAACAAAGGATCCGCATTTAAGAGACTTGGGGCCAGGGTGGGTTAGAAACGATGGAAACCTTATAGGGATTTCTGTCGCCGCCTCTGAGTGGAGCGCCTACTTGCCGATTGCCCACGAAGGTGGGGGGAACATGGCAAAGGATCTCGTACTCAGGTGGCTCCAAGACCAATTAGACCACGGCATGTCCGTGGTGTTTCACAATGCACAGTATGACCTGGGATGGCTGTTATCGGAAGGTATTACGGTTAAGGGTCGTATTCTGGACACAATGATTGCGGCGCCCCTGCTTGATGAGAACAGGTTCAGTTATTCTCTTAACGCTCTGGGGTCCACGTACCTTGGTCAGCGGAAGGCGGAAGAGGATCTCAGGAGAGCAGCCAGCCAGCATGGTGTGGATGCCAAGGCAGAGATGTGGAAGCTGCCGGCAGAAAGGGTAGCTAACTACGCTGAGATGGACGCTACCCTAACTCTTAGCTTGTGGAACGTGCTTCATAAGAAACTGGTTGAGGACGATTGCGAGAAGATTCTGGAAACAGAGCTTGCGCTTTTGCCTATGATTTTTGAGATGAAGCGTCGTGGCGTTCGGGTTGACGTAGACAAGGCGGAACAAACCAAGAAGCTTTTGCAAGGAAAAGAAGACAAGCTTCTGAAGGAGGTTAAGGATGAGGCAGATATTCACCTCGAGCCTTGGAACGCCAAGAGTTTGGCTGCGGTGTTTGACAACCTTGGTCTCAAGTATGAGAGAACGGAAAAGTCAGACGCGCCCAGCTTTACAAAGCACTTCCTCAAAACTCACGATCATCCCATTGCTCAGAAAATTCTGGAGATTCGTGAGTACAACAAAGCGAATACGACCTTTGTTGATACGATTCTTAATCATCAGCACGATGGCCGCATCCACTGTCAGTTTAACCAGTTGCGCTCTGACGAAGGTGGAACTGTGTCAGGACGATTCTCGTCAAGCAATCCGAATTTGCAGCAAGTTCCGTCAAGACATCCAGAGATAAAGTCCCTGGTCCGTGGTCTGTTTATACCGGAGGAGGGATGCCGGTGGGGCAGCTTTGACTACAGCGCCCAAGAGCCACGGTGGATGATGCACTACGCATCTCTGGCACCAGCCACAAGGGACAACGAGAAGGTAAAAGAGATTGCCGGCCAGTATCAAAATGACGATCTGGACTTTCATCAGATCGTTGCGGACATGGCCGGAGTAACTCGCACTCACGCCAAGACGATTAACTTGGGCATCATGTACGGCATGGGCATTGGCAAGCTGGCAGCAACCTTGGGCGACATACCTTTCCAAGAGGCGAAAGAACTCCGCAACGAATACGACGAGAAAGTGCCGTTTATCCGGGCGCTGGCATCCTCTGTAATGGACGCCGCTTCAAAGCGTTCTGAACTAAGGACTTTGTTGGGACGTAAGTGCCGCTTCCCCATGCGTGAGTTGAAGGGCTACTCCAAGGAATACAAGAAGCCTATCCATGCGGAGAAGCTCGAAGAGCGTTGGGCGGATGTTCTCAATACTCCTGTTGAGGAGAGAGATAAGAACTGGGCCAGCATGAACCCGGAGCGGTATCAGGTGGCCTTTGTATACAAGGCCCTCAATCGCTTGATCCAGGCTTCGGCGGCAGACCAGACCAAGCAAGCGATGAAGGACTGCATGGACCATGGACACTGGCCCATGCTTACGGTTCATGACGAGCTCTGCTTCTCAATAGAGAGCGATGAACAGGTGGCCGAGATCAAGGGTTTGATGGAGAACTGTGCGCCGGGTTTATCCATACCGTCTAGGGTAGACGTAGGGTTGGGCGAGAACTGGGGTTCGGCTAAATAACCTAAAAGTTGACTTTCCCTTGAACGCCAAACGTTGTGTCATTGGGACGCCCCTCATTTATGCCTCGAGAGCCGTATAAGGAAACGTTTCCTCCGCTTAGTACGTTGCCCATGGGAATGTCTACGGATCCAGAGAAAGACCTGTCGGACCTGTTGGGCTCAAAATACTGACCCGTGACGGTTGGGGCGTTGTCTCCGAACATTCCGCGTAGAATCTGTCCTTGGGCACCTATGCCACGGCTCCTATCAGAATTCGTAAAGGTGTTCCCTAGTACGTTTTGAAACGTGGACTCACTCTGGCCAAAGCTGACGTTTGCAGATTCAGGCCGAAGCACTCTGTCTATGAAGTCGGGGACCACACCGTCCGGGAACATGGCGCGTATTCCAACATTGTAGCGGGTGGATTTTTGTTCCTGATTCTTGAGGCGGAAATACTCTATAGCCTCTTGAGGAATGCCCAT